TTGAGATCCATTAAACACACCACCAATGATGAATGATACTATAAGGGCAAAGATCATCATAAGGATATATACTGGACCATTTTCTTTCATTTGTTATGATACCATTTGTTTGAAGTAACACAATCCTCATACCTGACGTTATACTTTGCCAAGTATTCTTCAAACTCAATATCTTTGCTATCATCATTAAAGATATAATCAAAGAGCCAGTCCTGACCTTTTTGATTGAGCCTTAAGTCATTAGCCAGGAGATCATAAACGGAATCAATATGCCTTTGAAGCCTTTGAATGTACTCCCTGTCTCTGTAGATCCGATCTTCAGGGTGCTCATTGAACTTAGTATAGTGCTCTTTGGTGATAGTAGAGCTCTCAGGACCATAATGTTTAGTAATGGTTAGATAGGTAGCTCTTTTTTGTTTAGTTTTCATATTAGCTATTCCAGCAATTGTCGGGATTGTTTTTTGCATTTGACCAATCTGAAGCAGGAGGGTTACACATACCATGAACCCATTTATTCTTCTTTACTTCTTTTTCCAATTTAGCAAGCCCTTCACTCCACTCCTTGAGCTTTTCTGCTTTATACTCTTCACAACACTCACCCTCATCGGTATCACCCATACAGCAATAAGGAGGCTCTTCTTCAATTTCATCCTCTAGATCTTCTAAATCATAGCCACTTTCAGGAACTACTTCCAAATGTCCATCAAAGACAAAGCCACAAGCCTTCAAGTAGCTTTCAAAGTTCCAGAGCATTTGAGTAATAGTAACTTCTCCAGGCATGTCAAAAGTGATATCAACCGGAGAGAATTCTTCTAGTTCAGTGTCAGCGTAGGTATATTTGAATTGATGTTTAGCGTTCATGTCCTATGAGTATAGGAGGAACCTCTACTTTAGCAACTCTAAAATTTGCGGGTTATTGGCAATAAATTGTGCAGCTTTGTCTAAAGTTTGTTCGGGAAGATTGGGGAAGTTTTTTTCTAAGAATTTTACAACATAGCTAGCCATTATAGGAGGAGATGCAAGAATTACCCCAATACTGGCTAATTCATTAAAATATTTTTTAAGTCCTTTTTTATCTTGAAGTATTAATTTTAATAAAGATTGTTCAAGAAGAACTTCTTCGTAGAGTTTTTCTAACATTTTTAATATTTATTCGTATGACAGTTTATAATCATTTTTGGAACCTCAATATTTCTTATTTTTATAATAAAATAATTGATTTGTTAGACTTTAAGAAAGATTATGATTTTGTTTTTATTTCTAAACTTCATCCTTATAACGGACCAACTGCATTAGACCCCTGGCCTAAGTTAAAAGAAGAATTGATACGTAAGGAAAGACCTGTTATTATTTTTATAGCTGACGATGAATTTTATACTTTAGGGGATGAGTATATTATTCCGGGCATAACTAAAAAGATTTTTAAACATTATGTTTATTTTGGTTACAAGGATCACCCTATTATACGACCTATACCTTTACCTGCGGTAGTTGCGCCAAAACGAATACTAAATTGGGAAGAAAGAATTTATGATTACTCCTTTATGGGTGTTAATAATCCATATCGTTCAATATTTCGCTTAGCACTTGAAAAAAGAATAAACGACAATCGAACTAAATTTACTTTTTTTTATGAAGAGTCTCAAAATGTTAAACAAACGCCGTTTTATCATCATTATGCTAATATTTTAAACAACACTAAACTTTCTTTTTGTCCTTTAGGTTGGAGGTGTAATGAATGTTATAGAACTATTGAGTCTGCTAGATTTGGTAGTATTATTGTTACTTCTGAATTGTTACCACATTGGTACAATAAACACTCTCCTTATATAAGATTAGATGATTGGTCTGAATTATCGATAATCGACAGTGTTTTAAGTAAACCGGAAAGAGAGTTAAAAGACTTATCTTACGAAACTAGAAAATGGTATGAGGATTATTTGTCTCCAAAAGCTGTAGCAGAATATGTAACTAAAGAGGTATTGGGTTAATTTTGTATTTGCCACGGTTCATATCTTACTTGAGCAGGAGGAGCATATATTATTTCCTCGTAAAGATTTTGTGCAGATACCAAATATATATCTATTGAACTTTGTAACATAACAAGCCCACCAGATTGTTTGACAAACTCTTTAAGCTTTTTTGCTTCCCTTTGGGTTTGAATTAACTGCTTTTTAATATTCGTTACATCAAACAGAGGTGGATAGATAGGATTTACAGATACTGGATCAACTCCAACCTCAGTATGTGCACACCCCGCTAACAATAGTGCCGCTAAAGCATAGGTTTTCATACCTTTTCAGTTATTACTTTTGCTTTCTTTTTAATGTTTTTTGGTTTTTTTGTTAAGATTTCAGTCTTAATAATTTGGGTTTTAATTCCGAGTTTATGTTCGTTGTATTCGTCGACGCGTTTTTGCGCATCTTCCTCTGTTTTGTAGAAGTGGTTGTCAAAGGCAATCCAATCCTTCCACATCTTGTTGTAATACTCAATTTGATAATGAGGCATTATACAAAAAGACGAAAGAGAGATATTAATGCCCAAAGCCCTAGATATGCAGTTGTAGCTCCAATGCAGAAACTTTTATAAGCTTCAACTGCACATTGAAACCAGTAGTTATCTTTAAGTTTTTTTATCATACCACCATTATGCATGCACTCATAGGAACCGGCAACTTTAATTTTATGCTGGTATATTTTTTTCGTTCCTCTTTAATGATGTCATGATTTGCACCCACTGCTTTAATGCAGTTGAAAAAGAAAGATTAGAACTAATACCTCATACTCAACTCTGTGGAGGCTGTGCTCGTTTGTTCAATGTTGGCAAACGTAAGAAGGGGGTCATGGTTTCAACCGGAAAGGTTGGTTCCGAGATTCAAGTCTTAAGTGACACTTGCTATAAATCTCAGAGGAAGTACTTAGTTGCTAATGGCGCATTCTCAGTTATCAAGAACTTCAGTCGTAGTTCTTGTGCTTAAGTCTTAGTTCTTAAAGTTAAGGGCATAATAATGTTGCAGTCCCATTACAGTTCCGCTAATATTATAACAATGAAAGTGATCAAGACCAACAATCAGTTTACTCGCGCATGCGACGTTAAGATCCCCGCGATCTACAATCGTCGCTTTAAGACTGGCGAGGAAGATCTCGACGCCCTCTTTGGCGGACAAGGCTTTCTCCCTGGTATGTCCTTTACTCTCGCTGCCGGTCCCGGTACGGGAAAGACTACGCTCTTAATTCAGATGCTCGAAAAACTCGAGCTGACGGGCAAAAAAACCGCGTATGTCTCCGCTGAAGAGTCCGTTGAGCAGCTAGCTTTTACCTGTAAGCGTCTGGGCGTTACTCAGGTGTCTGTCGCTAATCTGACTAATATCGAGGACATCTTCGATGCCGTTGAGAAAAACAAGTTTGATATCATCATTCTTGACTCTCTGCCCGCTTTGACCTCGCGAAAAAAACTGCGTGGTCGTCGTCTCGAAGAGTATCTCTCTAACTATATCGTGACCAAAGCTAAAGAGCTTGAGGTTGTGACGGGTATCATCCTTCACTTCACGAAGACGGGTACTTACAAGGGCTCGACTTTGCTTCCTCACTCTGTTGACTGCAATATTGTCATGACGAAGTCTAAGGATAACCCGGTTATCCGTGAGATCGACGTTACGAAAAACCGCTTCGGCGTCGCGGGCTTTACGGCCTTTATGATGACTGAATACGGTTTTGACTTTCAGAAGGTCGAAGTTGCTGACAAAGATGCAGCCCCGAGCAAAAAAGGCAAAAAAACTCAGTATATTGAAGCTGTTACTAAAGCAGTCAAAGAGAATGGACAGATCAATCTTAAGACTGCTACCGAGCTTTTGGGCTGCTCTTTAAAAGCTCAGTCAGTTCTTCGCGAACTGGCCCTGGTCGGTGTCGTGAAAAAAACCGGACGGGGTACTACTGCTATCTGGACAACTTAATAGTTGCACTCTTACATTTTAAAAAATACTTAATAATATGGAACAACAAACACTAACAAACGACACTCTTAAACAAGCTAAAGATGAACTTCAAGCAATTTGTGAAAAGTATAACATCTCCTTAATTCCTGTTGTAATACATCAAGGAGATAGAACATTTTCGTCTATTGAAATTGTTCCTCAAGCTGCTGTTCAACAACCAGCATAATGCTTTTTTGCTTGCGGTTCACCTAAACCGAAAATAGAATAAGCGAATAATGATTACAAAAAATAGTTCTCGCTTTACAGCTGGTCATGTGACTGTTTCAAGAAAAGATCATGATACGATCCTGGCAAAAGATCAAGCATTTCTTCGTTACCTCTTTGCCAACTATCGTCGTTCGTGGTCATTAGCTGGTGTTTCATTTTATGATCTTGATAGTCAAGATTTTGTTAAGCTTTTTAAACTCCTAGCTTGACGTTCCTTACCTCATATCCTACAATACTAGTCTAATAATGAATCATTTCATTCGATTGTTTACTGATTTAGTTCTAGGCTTCTACGATGCCGTAGAACGTATTCAGAATTTGTTCCGCAAAAAGCCTCAACCCTCTCTCATTTGTTTTAATGTCGATTGGTGTACTCGGTCTGTGTGGATGGATCGCTTGGTGGCCTATAAACATATTGACCTTTGGACTGCAGACAAATAATATGACTGAACAAGAAAAAAAAGACCAAATCCAGCAGACCCTCGACTATATGATTGCCGAAGGAATGGTGGTTGAAACCAAGCCGGGCTTTTACCGGTTGAAGACCGAGCGAGAGCTTGAACAAGAAATGGCCCTACTTGATGACTAAGTTCATAAAATTTATCTCAGCGGGCATAATTATTCTTGCGCTATTATTAGCCTTTATTGCAGGATGGAAAGTAACCGACAGCATTCGTCAATCAGTTCGTTTAGATCTTCAAACGTCCTTCATGAACTCTCTCTCTGAACATGGCAAACGTTAAGTGGTCAGATTTATTTGTAGGAGATTTTTTTACCGTTAACATTAACATGGGTGAGGATACTCTTTTATATCAAAAGATAAACGAAACTGAAAAAGGCTATAACGCTGTTTTAATCAATGAAGGACATCTTTGTTGTATTGCGACAGACTCCCTTGCAACCTATACGGAGGTAGAGGTTACCTTCGACATCAAACCAACCGAGTAATAAAATAAGCATGAACAAAGAAGCTATTGAACTCGTCAAACAGTACATCGGAGCTACAGTCTCTGGTGGCAATTCGATCAGTAAAGATGCCTATGAGATCTTAACTCATATGCTTAAAGCTGATCGCACTCTAGCCACTGAGCTGTATGACACCTATGATAGGATAGAATCTAGTGGCCTTAGCTACCAGATTCCCGTATCATATAGTGACGATGAACTCAATGACGACGAAGGATACGAACACTAAGGTTAACGCTAAGGCTAGGCTTAAGCTCAAAGAGCTAGGCGAGTTCTTAAACGTGCTTAAGAAAGTTGAAGATCAACTCTGCTGGGCTATGGACTTTACATCCTTTCCTCAAATACAGGAATGGTGCAGTAAGATTCTAGACGAAGTAGGGGAGGCTCAAACTCAAGCTAACAATGAGTTTGATTATCTTCATGACCGGCTTTCTGATTACGACTTTGAACTAGCACAGTTTGAGACTGAGAACGAAGTAGAAGTTGATTAACAATTCAGACCTTTTTCAGCTGCTTCGTAAGCTACGTACTTCATAACAGCTTCAAGGTTGTCAGCACATACTGCAACCTTTTGCTGCGCCCAGGGTTCAAGATCTAAACCCATTTGCGCCAAGTTATGAATCTTCTTAGCATTGGAATAAAGAGAGAAAAGGTTTGAACGAGTCATCCAATGCTCTTCTGACTCTTCGTGTTCACTATCTGACCCTGCAATTATTTCCGTACCTGAACCCTGATCCATAGCACCCATTGCTTCTGGACCTGCAGGTACCGAAACAGTCATTGCTACCGGAGATTCTACATTTTCTCTGTCAGTCATTTCCGGATTTACTTCTGCAACAGAATCCGTACCTGGATCAGTTGGGGCGTTGTGTATTTTTTGCAAAGCGGACAAATAAGCTTCTGCAATAAGGTCTGCATCTTTTGAAATCATTGTAATATTATTTATTTAAAACATCTTAAAAAAATGTAAATTTTCATAGTCTTCCTTAAATATATTATAAATGAATTTTCCATATTTAAATTCACGTCTAATAGATATACCTGCAAAAATAGATCAGTTAACAGTTGTACAATTAACTTCTGATACTTTTAAAACTGTTTCTTTAACTTCAACAAACATTCGAGCTCAAAGTTGTCGAGTTGATAGTTTAACATCAAATAATTTGTCAGCTATTGAAATTAAAACAAATAATAGTACCACAAATTATAATGTTATTGAAATTATAGGTAGTAAGATATTTACTAATGCTGATAATTCAAAAGCGTTTCATTTTAAAACAACTATTTCACCTATTGTAACAGCCGTATTTCCATTAGGTAATTTAAATGACGGCTTTAATGTTAGTATTTTTAATGACGGTACCGGTACAATATTAATATCATCAACATCCACACCCACTATAAACGCTACAGGTAGTACAAACGCAACACAAAACACTGCAATGTTTATTTACAAAGCATCAAATCAGCTTTACGGCATCGGTGTACTCGAATAATGTTCCTCGGAAATAGTGTTCCAATATCAGTATTTGCAGGCCAAAATTTAGAAGATTTTGGAGATACCCCGACTCTATATCGTAACTTTCTTATTGACCCTCAACTTAACGGACCTGAAAACCCTGAATCAAGAATTGGTCCGAACTTAATTTACACTCGTCCAACAGCTGCATCATATTGGACATCTTTATCTACTATTCAATATGTAGCAAATAATATACATAGATTTAATTACAACAAAGGAACTTTTCTGGGTTTATTGATCGAAGAAGCTCGAGCAAATTTAATTTCATACAGTGATGATTTTCGAGCACCTATTTGGTTTATTCCCAGTACCACTATACCTTTTAATGACCCGCTTCCTGGAGTTACTGTTACTCCAAATTCTATACAAGCACCAGACGGTACAAACACCGGGACATTAATAACTCAGTTTGGCGGCGAAGGCTACCATACAATTGTTTGGGCGACAGGGACACCTGTTGAACCTGCACAATATTCTCGAACAATATATGTTAAAAGAGGTACCGCTAGATATATTGCTATAACCTGCGCATCAACACCGTTTCAAGCTCAAGTATTTAGAGTCTTTGATTTTGATTTACCTGGGTATGTTGGCGGTTTATTAATTGGTACCTCATTTGAGCATGTAGGTAACGGATGGTACAAATTAACAATTGATCGTGTATCATCGAATAGTAATACAAACAAACTAGGTATTGCTATAGTTGAAACGCCACAAACTGCTAGTGTTCAATACACTCCCAATTCTACTTTGTCAGGAGTTTACATTTGGGGAGCACAAGTTGAAAGAGGTAATTTTGCTACCAGTTACATACCTACAAGTGGCTCATCTCTAATTCGAGCAGCAGATTATATAGATATCAGACGACCTAATTTTAAAAATATGTACAATAGAAGAGAAGGTACATACTATACCAAAGCCTCAAGATTTTTACCAAGAAACAGCTCTTCAACAACATTAGCAACTGTTATTGGAGATAATACCTCTCAATACTGGACGTTAAATACCGGTGCATTAACAGCTACTATTAGCCCTACTATTATGTCAATGAGTAATATTACAGGGGTGAATGTCCTAGCACCTAATATTACTTTTGATTTAGCAATAGGACTTAAAAAAGATAATTCCGTAATATTTCAAAATCAAACACTCGTAACCGAAATACCAACAATACAGTTACCAACTATCGTCAATAAATTTCAAATAGGTAATTTTTCAAATAGTAACTTTTTAAACGGCCATATTCAAATTATAGGTTATTGGCCAAAGAGATTTGCAGACAGCATAATTGAAAGTTTAACCGGACAGTCTAGCGCCGTATAATAAATAATAATATGGAATATCAATATTATAAATTTCCTAACAAAGAAAGTGTTCCTAGCTTAGAGCTATGGCCTTCTAATGTTAGTGTTTATGAAGTAGGTATTATAAAAAGAAAAGACGAGGTAATGGATGAATGGGGTAACGAAATTGAACCAGCAGAATATTTTGACGGCTGGCATATTAATGTATGTTTCGAGGAAAAGGCAGATTTAGACTTTATACAACAATATCGTATTAACGTTAGTTCACCTGACTATCTTTGGTACGGACAACAAAATAAATAAAAAAAATGGGCTTAGAAATTATCACACAACCGCAATTATTTTTGAGACCTTTAACAGCTTTAAACGGTGTTGAAGGTTATGTGCCACCATATTTTGCGACATTTCACACATGCATGACTTCGAGTCCGGTTTCAAGTTATACATTTCCGTTAACTGGGCAACTAGGATTACATATCACTAATAGTAGTGATAGTTATATAGTAAATATCGATGGCGTAGTACAGCCACCCCCTTCATATAGTGTCGATGCAAATACAAGAGTAATAACTTTTGTTAAACCTATACCCCCAAATACAGAAATTTTTATAACTCAAATAGGTACAACAGTATCTATGGTTAGTGTAGCTAGTTTAACAGCAGATAAAACTTATTTACGAAATGCAATAGCTGAAAATTTAGTCGTTACAAGTTTAACAGCTCTTTCTGCAGAAATTAGAATAGTTGATATTACTCAATACGAATTATCCGGTTACACTATTCGTGGTAATACTGATGTTATCGGTAATTTTAATGTATCGCAGTTAATTTCTGCAACTAATCTTGAGATTGTTGAAAAAACAACAAGTAAAACACTTAGTGTAACAAATGGTTTTATAACTAATTTATCAACTGATAAACTATCTGCAGATAATGTTTTTATAAATATTTTATCAGCCAATAATACCTTTATAACAAAATTAACAGCTCTTACGGCTGAATTTGATGTTATTAATAAAAATATAAGTGTAAATGGTAATATAAATGTTACAGGGACTGTAGTTGGAACAGTTTCATCTCTTGTAATAACAGCTAATTCTTTAAGTGCACAAGAAATCAATCTTATAAACACCCCTGCTAATAATGCTACAGGGCCAATGATTAGTATAGGTCAAACAGAAAGTTCTTCGTTTTCAGGTATAAGAGCGACTTATGATGAACCAACTAATAAGCTTTTTATTACTTCAAACGTCGATACTACTTCTTTAACATCTGTTGTCATTGATACCCAAAATGGTAATATTGGAGTAGCCGGCGCACCTACTTCGCAAAACGTTTTAACCGTTACCGGTAATCTATCAACAACCGGTAATATATTAACATTAGGTCTATCAAGTTTTGGTGATATTGTATCTCCTAATCAGACAATTAATTCAGATAGTTCAGTTCTAACAAGAACACTCGGTGATACAAGATACGGCAATATCGTTTATGCAGTTCTTGAAGCTGATTCTGCAACTAATAGTACCACAACTTATTCAACAATTATAAGTATACCGCTAGAAGCAAATTCTTTATATGAAATTAACTCAATAATACAAATAACTACAAGCAGTAATGGAGGTTCAAAATTTAGATTACAATATAGTGGCACTGAAGCTTTTGTAAATTTTGTTGAAACATATTATAGTTCAGCTGCAACCACAACATTCAGTAAAGCAGTAGCAAATTTTTCTGAAACCACTCAAACAAGTGATTCTGTTCGTGGTCATATATATCGTAGATCTGGTATTATTAAAACATCAACAGCAGTAACCTTGAGTGCACAAATGGCATTAAATTCTGCAAATGGAAACGTTCTTGGTGCTCGGGGCTCGTATATTTTAGCTAGAAAATTAGTATAATTTGATTTATTTTAAAGTTAGTTTATAATCACTACATATGTCTAAGTGTGTAGTTATCTATTCCGGTGGTATGGATTCAACAGTTATCCTCCATCACTGTTTAAACAAATACGATGAAGTCTATTGCCTGACTTATGATTATAATCAGCGTCATAAAGAAGAGATTGAAAAAGCTCTCAATTATACAACAGATCTAGGTGTTGGTGAGGGTCAGAAGATTGCCCAGCACACTGTTGTTGACTTAAGTTTTTATGCAAATTTAGCTTCAGCATCAGCTCTGACTAATTCTGCCATTAATGTTCCAAAGATGAAGGATGTAATTGGAGAAGCCCAGACTACAGCTTACGTTCCTAATCGTAATATGGTAATGTTATCTATTGCTGTTGGTTATGCTGAATCTATTGACTCCCAAGATGTTTATTATGGTGCTGCTCTTGCTGATGATACAGGCGGTTATTGGGATTGCACTTTAGAGTTCCTCAATTTGTTTAATACCACTTTAGCTCTCAATCGTAAGAATAAGATTAGAGTCAGTGCACCTCTTATGCCTAAGTCTAAAGCTGAAATTATTAAATGGGGGCTAGAGATGGGTGTTGATTTTTCTAAAACTTTAACTTGTTACAACGGTGGCGAGAAGGCATGCGGTGAATGTCCTAGTTGTGCTGCGCGCATTAAAGGTTTTATTGATAATAAATTAATTGACCCAATTCCTTATGCTAAAGATATTCCCTGGCAAGCCTATCAGTGTCAGCCTATAATGTAAGAATGTGTGCAATAAGTGGCTCGAGCAGCATTGATAGAGCCTACGAGCTCTATAGACTCGGTCTTGATAGAGGTTACCAGTCATCAGGGTTCTTAGGAGTCACTAAGAACAACTTTGTCTGTCTTAAACAGAAAGAAGTCTTTGAACTGAATTATCTCAAGGAAGAGATGAAACGTACTGAGGAGTTTCCTATCTATTGTCTATTTCACTCAAGAGCCCCTACTAATACAGCTAACCAAGAGTTTTCGCCTAAGACTACTCATCCTTTCTCATATAAGCATTGGTTTGTAGGACATAACGGAATTATTCAGAACTTTTACGAATTAAATTCTTATGCTACCTGTATGGCTTTTAATACAGATTCTGCAATAATACCTTACCATTTGTGCTGGTCAGGAGACAATTTTAAACAGACATACGAGAAATATAAAGGGTTGTTAACCTCATGGAGTTATAATTCTATAACCGGGGACATCTTTCTAGTCAAAGCCGGCTCATCACTTCATATGCATGAAGATTCATTTTGTTCTGTGGCTTTTGAAAGCTCTTCTTCAGTTGATAAAGACGGAATTGTATTTAAATTTAATGGAATGGGTTTTGAAGAGTATGAGACTTTTAATTACGACAACCCATATTTTCTTTTATGAAACAAGTATTACTCGTTACTGCAACTAAAGCTAAGACTCTGGAAGAATTTAAACAGAGACCTCTTGCACCCTCTTTAGAGCTTCTCTGTGATAAAAGATACGATACGTCTCAATTTGATTTTGAAATAATAAAGGAAAATTCAACAGGTCTTCCTGAAGTATACAACCGCTATTTAAATGAGAAAAATAAAGATAAGATTGTATTATTTGTTCATGATGATTTAGAGATTCATGATTTAAACTTAGTAGAAAAACTAAACGAGTCACCTTGGGATATTACGGGCCTGGCCGGCGGAGCTCAATTTAATTTTCAAGATAAGAATCTCTGGCATATTTGTTCACCTCGCGAGACTCATTCCGGTTCAGTAACTCATCCTTTAGCTCAGCAACAAGGTAATCAGATTCTAGTAGATCAATCTCGAAAGCTATCAACACTCTTTGGCCCTTGGCCTCAAAGATGTTTAGTACTTGATGGCTTGTTCTTAGCAGTTCATGTTGACCGAGCTTTAGAGACAGAATGGAGATTTGACGAACGACATAAGTTTCATCACTACGACATTGCTTCATGTTTAGGTGCTAACGAGAAAAAGCTCAAGATGGGAACCTGGCCTATTTTTGTAGTTCATCACGGATTAGGTAACTCGTTTATGACTCCGGAATGGGAAGAGTCTAATAAAATTTTCAAAGAGAATTGGCAAAATGCCTTGAAGTCAAATTGACCTATTCTATAATACACTTATGATTATTAATAGACAGCTACTAAAGGAAGTATTTGGTGAAGATATATATGGCGGATGCCAAATCCATGACCGCTTTGCATATAAGTTTTTTAAGAAGGAGGTTAACCCGCTCGGCAATATTGTTTCGTTTGTTGCCCCGATGCTTGTAACCGATAACCTCATCGACTTAGAAGATTCTCTCAATAAGGATTTTATCTATTCTGATATGGCTATGAACTTCATTATGGAGATTCCTGGCAAAGACATCTGGGGAGGTGTTTTGTTTCAGCGTTTGTTGAATGCTCAAGTCGGGTCTTTGTTGTGCAGTAAGTATCTCAATAAAGAAGGTTATGTTGATGGGGACGATATTATGATTCATACTGATAACGAACCTAAGAAGGCTTCAGTTAGTATTGCTGCTGAGAAGAATGGAGCTGTTCTTATCCATCTTGGTATTAATATTGATGCTGGTCCTAAAGCGCCAGATTTTGCCTATTCCACTGAACTCGATAATGACCAGGCTCGTCATTTCATGACTGATGTTGAAAACATCTTTTATAGTATTCTTCAAGACGTTTTTGTTGCTACGACTAAAATTATTGTGTGACAATATTTGATTATATAGGAGATATTCTCTCAAAGAAAAAAGGTAATCTTGTTTTAGATGAATACATACCCTTCTTAATAACAAGATGGTTATCATTTGTATCACCACAAACAACTTATGCTTTAAACAATACTGTAAATGTATTAGGTAATATAGACAAAAATTATCATTACAAATTACTTGTAGCGTTATTTCCTAAGTTAAAATATACCCCTCGCATACAGTATATAAAGAAAAACAAAAAGGAAAAAGAAGATAATAAAGAAATTAAAATGCTAGCAAGTAATTTAGAATTATCCCAAAGAGAAACACAACAATTGCTTGACTTACAAAAAAAAATTAGTTAAATTATAAGATATGTTAGCAAGAGAAAATCAAGGAATAGCACCAGAAGATTATAAAGACTTACCTCTACCAGAAGATTACGAAATTACAGAGCTTTTATCGAACGTAATTGCAGCTGAGTATGCAGACGTTGCAGAAGATGGTAAGAGTTTAATGCGTAATGGTATTATTTTACCTGCACAAGTTGTAGACCATAGAGCATGGAGGGTTGCAAAAGTAACTTTAGCTGGCCCGGAGTGTAAACAAGTTAAAAAAGACGATATTATTATTTTTCCAGGAGATAGAGGATTACAATCTTTGCAAAGAAACGGCAAAATGATTATCTTTTTATCTGAAGAGCGTATTTTTGGTATTTGTAAGCCAATTAAGGCTAAGAAAAAATGAGAATGGGTCGCGGAGCCCTATCGTTGCTCCTTATGACAAATGTAGTAGAGTTAAGATTTCGCCGGCGAATTGAAAAGGCAGGTGTCGGAGACTATCGACGCATGTTATGTACAAATGATAAAGGTTTATTAATGTCTACACTAGGAAGAAATATTCTTAATTATAATCCACCGAGAGGCGGCGGGTTACCGTACAATCCATCAGATAAAAATTTAGTTGTCACCTGGGATATTTTTCTACAAGATTATAGAATGATTAACTGTAATGATGTAGATGTAATATCAGTAATTAAAACATCACCTGACCCTAAGCCGTTTTGGGAATATTTTAATCAGCATTTATTGCCTATGGCTGGTGGTCAAAAAGCAACCTTTATGAACACATGATATCAGTAACATCAACATATTTAGAATCAATTCCTGGCGAAACTTTTTTTACAAAAGCTTTGCAATCCCCTATATCATTTGTTTTAGGTTCTAAGATAATAAAACAAGGTAAACTTTTAATTTTTAAACAAGCTCATTACTATATTCAAATAACCATACAAAATACACGAAATCAAAAAGAAACGTTCGAGATACCTATACCGTTCAAAACTGAAGAATATGTACATGAAGGTTTAATATATTTTGATTACCGGGTGAAATCATTAGTTGGAAAAAATGAAGAGCTGTGCTATAGATTATCAAAGGCAAAAATAAAAAATACCACACCGTCTCAATACTACAATAAGATTTTAGAAATTAAAACCCAACTTCAATAAATATAAAATATGGCCACAAAAAACTTTGATAACCTTTTAAATGAATTTTTAACAAACTTAACTGAAGCCCCTGTTATTGGACCAGGTAGTGAAGAGTTTGAAAAGAGACTCAAAGGAGGTATTGAGTCAGCACCTGGAGAGGGTTATGGCATTGGTAAACTAGCTGTTGCTCTTAACATTTCAAAAGAAAAAGCTGTTGAATTAATAAGCAAACAAATTTACGATAGAGTTTTCCCTGAAGGTAGAAACAAGGCTAATAATGATATGGCATATAGAACCTCTATTGCCGATGCTGTGAAAGATGTTATTAATATTGTTGGTAACACAAATGACGTTGAAATTAAAGGCCTTGGATCGGCAGTAGCCGGCTACACTGCAAGAATTATTGATCAATTAACCCAAGCTGAGAAACAATACGGTTCAATAGCCTCTGAAGAGGAAGTTAAAGACGCTGTTAAAAATGCAGACCTAGATGGTAGTAAGCCTACACCAGATTCAGAAGAACCGGAAGAAGAAACAGATCGTACCACTATAAGAATAGAAAACATGATTACCGATCTTGTTGATGACACGGGGGTATTAGAATCTGAAATTATAAATGACGTAGAGCGTAAAGTTTTAGCTAGTGATGGATTAGGTTTAGAAGAAGGTAATGTAAAAAGTAAAGTTAAAGCCTTAATTAGCAGACTAGTAAGTAAACAGATTTTAGAAAGAAAAGGACAGTATTTAAAATACGGTGACAATTTTGAAAAATATGAAGCTTCAAAATCAGAAGGTTCAGAAGCAATTTCCGATGAAGACTTAATACAAAAAGTTACCGGTTACGGAGAAAGAAAAACAACATCCCGAGATATTTGGGGCGACAAAGAATAATTTTATGATAAACACCCCTCACTTTAATGCTGTTATAAAGCCTTTTTTTACTGAAGCTAAAAAATGCAGTAAAAAGAAACCTGTTAAAGTCCTTAAGAAGAAGCATTCGAAGAGTAAATAATTTGAACTACAGGTATTCCGCACTTCTTTAAGAACTTTATTCCTGTATCATCTCTATAGATGTTTTTGTAGTATACTTTTCCTATCCCTGCACTATAGATAATCTTAGCACAATGAATACAAGGTGCATGTGTTACAAACATTATAGTACCTTCTCCTGATACACATGATCTTGCTAACTTAGCAATGCAGTTTGCTTCCGCATGAATTACTTCTGGCACTGTTTGTCCGTCTTTATCTTCACAAACATTAGACCAACCGGAAGGGGTGCCATTATAACCGATCGCAATAATAGAGTCTCCTTTAACTAATACAGCACCGACTTGAAGTTTCTTAGCCGAGGAAAGTTGAGCAAAACGCTCGGCTACATCCATATAAGCCCTTCTCCACTTAGGCTTCATCATTGATTTTCTTCTTCGTAAATTGGAAGCTCAACATCAGGTACATTCAAAAGCTTTTCGATATCATCAATCTTGAATTTAATCATTCCTAATGACACAGTGATAGCTAGAAGAAAGCCAATAACTGCAAATTTCCAAACAATATTAAATGTTTCCATCTTTAATAACCTCTTTCAACAAGTCACAAATGACATCGTTAACTGATATATCTTTCTCGCAAGATTCTTGAATAAGAAATTCTAAGACTTCTCTGGGCCAGTCTCCTATTTCGAGTTCTACTTTTACAAAGGGGGTAAGTTGTAAGCCTCCATCTTTAAGTTCACAGCTGAATTTTTGACCAGGTTCAATGTTAAGCTCGGCCATCTCTTCATCTGTGAACTGGATATAGTAGTCTTCTTTTTTAAGAACAGTTTTAGCAATAGGTTGTTTCATATTAATTCTTTTAACAAGTCAACATTATAATCATTCTTTGAAGACTGGCAAGAAGAATCCACCTGTCTTTGAAATTCTTCTTTAGTCTCTTTACTAAGCCTATCTTTAAGATAAACTAAAAGATTGTTCAATCCTTTATCAGTTAAATGCAGCTCTACAGACGAATCATCATACTTTGATCCGTAACCACATTTAATCTTTACCGTTACCGGGACCATGTTGTGGTCGAGGAGTTTACCTGAGAAGTCTGAGTAATAGACTACCTCTTCTGGTTCAGCAGGTTTGAGGATTTTTTTCATATTAATATTTTAGTTGCCAGTTCCTCAAATAGCTACTATTATTATTGAACTATGGCAGGAATATCACAAAAAGAATACAACAATCAAGTCGATGAAGCACTCGTCCTCTTTGGAGGAGGTGCTCCGTGCTGTAACATTGACCCAAGATTGTGGGGTGATTTTAAAGGGTATTATAAAGAATTTAACGATGCCGTACCAAAGACTGTTGATTGGTCATTCGATCAGGTTGTAGAATGGATGGATGAATATCTTCGAGTAAGAAAAGAACAAGCTAAGAACATATGATTAAAAAACTAAACATTAATATTGATTCCGTTAGGCCTCCTGACTGGCTGGGTTATAAGTCAACCTGGCGGGACCGCTTAGGGTGGTTTATCCGCTACGAGGTCATTGGTCGTATCCCGTACCCAATTAGAGAGTTTTATTACAATAAGATTAAGACTATTTGGAAACCTCAGCACAGTAGAATCCGTAAAGCTGTTCCTAAGTATTGGTGGGACCTTGATCATGTTCTTCAGGAAGTTAACTTTGAAATTATTAAATCCTTTTACGAAGATGAATACAAAGCAGATATCGTTGACTGGGAAGGCACCGGAGGAGATTCTTTAGAATTTACCAAATGGTTGGAAGAAGCCTATACGTATATTACTTCTTATCGTAAAGTTCTTGAAAAGCAAATTGAAAATGCTTATCCTAACTATAAGAAAGTTGAAAAGCTAGAACAAGAAATGGAAGACAAAGATACTGAAGTCTTAATCAATCTTGTTAAGTGGCGGAGGCATATGTGGACATGAAAATAGGACCTATTAATATTTGGTTTGGTTGGGTAGCTTTATTTCATTTAAAAGCTTACCCTCGTTTTTCTGTTTTTAATGGTGGCAAGTATTGGAAGTTTTCTATATACTGGTTTAAGTATTTGCTAGAGTTTTCAGGACCTAAAAAAGATAAAACTATCTATAAAGAAGTAACCTCCGAAGAACTAGATAAAATTTTAAAAGATTTAAAATGAAAAAGAAAAACAAAGATATTAAAATTGCCCAAAACGCAGCTGTAAGACAGATCTGGTTTATTTGTGGTTTGTTTGCAACAGGTTTGGGTATTGCTGGTTACATTCTACCGATCATGCCTGGTACAACATTTATTTTAATTGCTGTTTATTGTTTTGCTCGAAGTAATGAAGAGTGGTATAACAAGTTGCTTAACAACAAATATTTTGGACAAACAATTAAGGACTTTAAAGCTGGGAAGGGCATGTCTTTAAAAGCTAAAGTTTCCGCTATTACTTGTATTTTATTGTCAATTGGTATTAGTATGTACTTTGCTACCAACGATTATATCAGATTTTTCTTATTGTTTTGTTGCGCAATAGCAACTAGTATTGTTTTTTTACAAAAAACAAAAAAATGAAATTTATTTCTTTTATTATAGCTCTATTTGTAACTTCATGTACACATACAAAGGTTTCAGGAGAGTTTAATTACTATAAAAAAGAATACGAAACAGCTAAAAATAAAGTTGGTTTAAACTTTAAAAAACCTATCTATGAAACAAAAGATGGATCTAAAATGTTTTATACTGGTGGCAGTATATATCATAACTATGACATTTTTAACAGCGTATATTATATTAATGGGTTTGGTCAATTTGGAGTAGAGTTCTAAAATCATGAAGACGATTGTCATACCTGACGTGCATCAAAGGACACAGGCCGTTAGACATATCCTCAATCACGAGACAGATTACGATGAAGTTGTCTTTCTTGGTGATTGGTTTGATTCTTTTTACGAACCACCTAAGGTTACAGGGTTTGAGGAAACCTGTGAGTATTTGAGACATTTAGTCTTAGATCATCCTAATAAAGATAAGTTTGTATTCTTAATTGGTAATCATGACTTATCCTATATTCACGAAAACAAAGACTATTCGGTTCATAGAATATCTAAGACAGTCAAATATTATTGTTCGGGCTTTACAGCTTCAAAGGCTAAGAAGTTCCGGCATCAGTTTTTTGATCGCGGGTTAAAAGATGAGTTTTTTACTGAGAACTTTAAAATGGTTCATCGTACACAAGGCTTCACTCTTTCCCATGCAGGGCTGTCTGATAAGCATATCCCATACGGTTTAACACCTGATGATGTTATTGATAAGATTATACCTGTGGTATGGAAGAACTTTAGAGACTTTACTCGACCTCACAATTATCTTATCTCCGGTGCTGGGTATTGTCGAGGCGGAGACTGTAATGTTGGTGGTGTTCTTTGGCTTGATTGGAACAACGAGTTCCAGGCCTCGGAAGCTATCGGTAAACAGATCGTAGGACATACAACAACTAGAGAACCAGATTGTCTGGCTATGGGCAAACCTTATGAGAGTTGGAATATTGATACTGAGAAAGATTATGGTATAATCATAGATGGTAGGATGACTACAAAGCCTATACCTGAAGAGAATCCAAAGAAGTATAAGCTGTCTTCTCGGGTTACAAATTTAACAAACTACGAAGGAACATTAAGACATGACAGTTAAAAAGTTAATAGAAGAACTACAAAAGCACCCTCCGGATAGAATGGTTTTAGTATCAGCTTATGAAGAAGGTTTTGATGAGCTTGAAAAAGTTCATCAAATTAAAGTAGCTCATAAACCGAAAGAGAATTACTGGCAGGGTAATTATGAAGATTATCCGCTTGACGAATGTTTGATAAACGCTATACTACTACCACGACCATGAGTCCAGAACTAGAACATAAACTAATTGAAAAGTATCCTAAGCTTTTTAAAAACGTAAATAAGTCACCAAAAGAATCTCTCATGTGCTTTGGGTGTGAGTGTGGCGACGGGTGGTACGATATCTTAGACAATTTGTGCGGATATATAGAGAATCTTCAAAAGACTCATTCATATTTTTTGGCAACCAAAGACAAAAATGATAAACATGCAGATTTTCATTGTCCGGATGTTACTTTTTTTCAAATCAAAGAAAAGTACGGAACACTCAGAGTCTACTGGAACTTCGGTGAATGGGATCATGAAGATTTAAAATCCCGAGCAAAAGATACTAAACAACTCAATGATTATTTAAACAAGTATACCGATATGATTGAAAATGCTATAAGCTTTTGTGAGTATCTTTCTTCTAAGACTTGTGAAATAACAGGAAAGCCGGGTAAGCTCTATTCTAAAGGCTGGTGTGTAACGCTTTGTAAAGAAGAAGCAATTAAACGTTTTGGCTATGACCCTGACGAAGATACAGAATCCTAAAGTTTATTTCCATAATGTTGATTGTTTAAAGAACTTTCACATTATTCAAAAGTATAAAGATGCTTTACTAGCTTTGTCTGAACGGGAGATTTATTTACCGAAATCAGCTTTTAAATGGATTGAAACAGAACAAGAAATTATACAAGCACTGAATAGAATTATAGACTATTATCTTGCAGAAGGATTGCTTGCAAAAGATTCAAACACCAATAAAATTAAACCGCATTATTATGAACCGATCGCTGAACTACAAAGACATACACCTCGTTCCTAACTACTCTGAACTCCGGTCTCGCTCTGATGCAGATACATTTGTAGGCTTTGGCAATTGGGCCTTTAGGCTTCCTATCGTACCAGCTAATATGGCTTCGTGTATTGATATGAGTAAGGCTTCTTGGCTTGCTCAAAATGGCTTTTTCTACATTATGCATCGATTCTATGAGTATGATGAGATTCTAAACTGGATGCGAAGAATGAATAAATGTGATGATCTTCTTCCCTTTGTTTCCATCTCAGTGGGAATTAAAAAGAGGGATGTAGATTTGATCGGTACAATTGCAGAAGAAAATCTTAGACTAGATTTTGTCACAGTTGATGTAGCCCATGGCGATCATTCTGAAGCTATTGGTATGCTTCGATATTTGAATCTTTATAAGAAATCTTTTAACCCTGATTTGTTTATTATTGGAGGTAATATTGCTACGGCTTCAGCTTATTTTAGAATGGCACCTTACATTCAAGCAGCTAAGGTAGGTATTGCCTGCGGCGCTTCTTGTATCACTTACAACAAGACAGGTTTTGCCTCTCCTATGTTCTCTACCGTTAATGAGATTAGACAGGCAAGGGAAGAGTATAACGAAGGGCCACCCCCTCTTATTATCGCTGATGGAGGTATTTCTTGTAATGGTGATATTGCTAAGGCTTTGGTAGCAGGTGCTGATATGGTTATGGCTGGTTCTATGTTTGCTCGTTGTATTGACTCCCCGGCTATGGTTGATCCAACTGATCCTACTAAGAAGCTTTATTTCGGTTCTGCCTCTTTAATGAATGGTAATAAGAAGAATATTGAAGGACGGACACTGTCTATGCCGATGAATGGTATGACTTACGAGCAGAAGCTTAAAGAGGTTTACCAAGATCTTACTTCAGCTATTTCTTATGCTGGAGGAGATAATTTAGATGCTTTTAAAGAAGTTGAATATAGATTAATTTAGTATAAAATATATCTATGTTTCACGTTATACTCGGTAAGGGCTTTGTTGGTAGTCATCTTGCTCACTACTTTAAAATAAACAACATAGAGCATAAAATCTTTTCTCAATCTGATCTTGACTATACTGATCCGGATAAGTTGAGGGAGTTTATAGAAGAGAACGACAGAGATATTAAGACTGTTATTAATTGCAGTGGCTATACTGGAATTCCTAACGTAGATGCTTGCGAAGATAACAAAGAGCTTTGTTATAACTATAACGTTCTGTACCCCTTAAATGTTGTTAAGATTTGTCACGCCTTCTCTATCCCCGTTATTCATATTGGTTCGGGGTGTATTTACTCCGGGTATGATAAAGTATACACAGAAGAGGATACCCCTAACTTTGGAATGTTTTCTAATGAGTCCTCCTACTACTCAAAGTGTAAGCATGTATTTGAGACCTTTGCTAAGAACTATAAATGCTATGTTCTAAGAATTAGAATTCCTTTTACAGATGTCTTAACTCGTAAGAATTATTTTGCAAAGTTACTTGGTTATGACACTCTAATTAACGAACTTAACTCGGTTACCTCCCTTAATGATTTTAACGAGTTTTTAGTGCAATTTATTGCTACAAGGCCTGACTATGGCATTTACAATGTAGTTAACCCTGAACCTATCAAAGCTGAAGAGGTTGTTTGGTTACTTGAGAAGCATGGATTAAAAAATCCTAATTGGAAGTTTATTGAGCTTAAAGATCTTAATACAAAAGCCAATAGATCAAATTGTGTATTGTCAACTAATAAACTTCAAAAATACAATCTCGAGCTTCCTAGCACTAGAGACTCATTAGTTCGAGATATTGTTCAATTAGCTCGTTCACAAGGACAAGATGTATGACAAATGTTCAAAAGCTAGTTGCTAAGATAGCTGTAGACTGTCAAAAGTACGGTATAGGGTTTCATCTTGTACCGGCTAAGCTTGTCGAGACTGATGGTATCAAGTGCTCAGGGTACTTTGATGATACCGATCTTAAGGTAGCGGCTCAGAAAGAAGACTGGCTAGATGTTTTAGTTCACGAGTCCTGTCATATGGATCAGTTCTTAGAAAAACATCCTTTATGGTCAAAAGCTGATGCCGGGATCACAATGATTGAGAAGTGGTGTTCTGGTACTCATTATTCCCAAGAACGTCTTATCCAGGCCTTTAAGGATACTATTGAATTAGAATGGGATTGCGAGAAAAGAACCGAGAAGAAAATTAAGAAATTTAGACTAGATATTAATATGCCTCGATATCGTCGGCAGGTTAATTCTTATCTTTTCTCCTATTGGGTCACAATGAGAGATCGCAAGTGGTACCCCTTCCCTTATAACAACCCAAAGATTGTTCGTAGGATGCCTGATGAGATTTTACCTCTCAAATACTATCATGATCTTGATAGTCCGTACTTGAAATATTATAAATAAAAAAAATGAAAGAAGAGCAAACAATTAAAGATATTCAATCAGAGATATTTGATTTAGAATATTTACCTAGAGACTTACAACCTAATGTTATTGATCCTTTTAGCTACCCTCCTGAAACAGAATGGGAAGTGATGTGTAGAGAGTTAGCTGGTGATAGATTATAAGTAGCATTACTGTTCTTTAGACCATAATTGTTTTTATGGTCGTTGACATAGAACAGATTAGAGAAGAAGAGTTTGTAAGCTTTCGTAAAGCTATACGAAAGTTTTATAAAGTTCGTCAAGACGATTATCTGGAAGAGTTTAAACAGAGGATTGAATCCGGGGAGATTGATCCTGATGACCCTAGCTATAAAGAATTCTGTAACGAAGATGCCAAAGAGTTTATGTTCTCTAGAGGGTCTAAGGTATTGGAGTTTATTAAAGAGTATGTAGATCAAAGGTCTAGTGAGATCTTAGATGCAGTTAGTGCCAAGAAGTCTCCCAAGGGAAAGGCTAAAATACAACTCGAAGTCTTAAAGTATATCTTGGAAGCTGGAGAAGAAGATTCACTTAAATAATATAAGTGAGAAAATACACTTATGATTTTGAAATTGAAACCATGTTCACTATGTTTATTAGTGCTATGGATGATATAATAGTAAAGCGTTACAATATCAAAAAAGAACCACAGGACTCTCTTCGAGTTCGTTTTGTGTATGCTCCAAAACAAAGGGTTTTATTAGATTTACTCGATAAAGCTCAAAACTTACAATTACCTATTGTTGCAGTTCATAATGGAGGTATATCTCGTGACCCTAATAGAGTCTTTAACAAAATACAAGGGTTTTATGTACCGGATGGAGATACTCGTTTTAGTAAAAAAGTGTATCAACCTATACCTATTAACTTACAGATTAATATGAGTATATTAACACGATTCCAGCAAGATTACGATCAGATTATAACTAACTTTGTACCTTATTTTGACCCTTATATTATTATTTCTTGGAGAACACCTGGTCAGTCTACACAAGAAATACGTAGCCAGGTAGAATGGTCTGGCACTGTAACAACTACATATCCTACAGACTTAAATGCTACTCAAGTAGCTCGAGTACAAGGCGAAACATCTTTTACCTTTAAGGGATGGCTCTTTAAAGCACCACCTGCTAATAAAGACGCAAAAATATTTAATATCACTGCTGATTTTTCAACTTTAGCCGAACTAACTACACAATATTCTTTAGATAGACTCGATCTTAGTACAACAGATCGTTTAAGCCTATCAGGTCAACCGCAACCCCGCACTCTAATATAATATGGCAACCTCTTTATTCGGACGTTTAAAAGTTCCTACCGTAGCAGTTAATACTCAAAAAACTTTTACAGTGTATGGTAGATCTTTTATAAAAGTAACAAATGTATATCTTTCAGGTGTACCCTTAAGAAATACTACATTTATTAACCCTTTTTCAAGTGTACCGAGATTATCGGCAATTTATACCGGTTTTCGTGGTATAAGACTTGAACCTGGTTCATATTCTGTTAATGGAAATACAATAACCTTTACAGTGCCTCAAATGACAAAGACGGGGTATGTTGATATTATAGTAGAAAATGAAGCAGGTTACGGTGCTTTGACACAACACGCTATTAAAGTTACACCTAACCCGTATGCAGTAAATAGTACAGATTATAGAAACTTTGTTTCCTATAAACGGCCCTGGTCATCAGGTATTTTAGTGACAAAACTTTCATCAACAATTCCTGCTGATTTACTCAATCAAACATATACTATAGAGCTAGATAAACTGTTCACAATTGAAGGAGATAACTTAGTTACAATAGAATAAATAATAAAAAAAATATGGGTGAGATCAATTTTACACAGTTTAATTTAAAACAAAGAGCAGATTTAAAACCAACTGATTTTTTAGTAGGTTATAATTTTGATGGTACCAGAGAGTTTAGAACTACAGTTACAAGCCTGACAGGTCTTACGAGAAGTATACAGGGAGTGCAAGGACTATCAGGAATTCAAGGACGTCAAGGAGCTCCCGGCAATAGAGGTATAGATGGTATACAAGGTATACAAGGTGCCCAAGGACCTCAAGGCAATCAAGGTATACAGGGCCCACAGGGTATTCAAGGACTCGATGGTGCATATGCTGCTGTAGGGAATCAAGGCATTCAAGGCATTCAAGGAACACAAAGCATTCAAGGTTCACGAGGTTCACAAGGTGTTCAAGGCCCAGCAGGAGACGGTTTTGATGGTACGGGCACTATTAATGTTACAAATTTTCCAACCTATAGAAATGCCCCTACAAACTTAATTGTTAAAAATAGCAATTATAGTTCTCTTTCAGCAAATATAATCGATGAAACTGGGTATTGGGATGCTCAAGCAACTTATGCATATCAGGGCGGTTTAATGATTAAGGGCCATGCAATAAATTATGCAAGTCCTGTGAATTTACCGGGTTGGGGAGGTTACGGAATTTATATTCAAAATGTGGATAATATGGACCCGGGTCTTACATTAGCTTGTGATGGTAGGGCTAATATAACCCACGGAATGACTTTTAGAGCAGGTAATAGAAACTTTACAGCTGGTTCAGATCACACACACGTAATTTGGGAGGGCGCTCCATCTAATTCTACAAGAGGGTGGCAAATGACAATGGGAGGAGACTGGGTAACAAATTCAACAACCTATAATACCAACCGGTTTATGGTACATACTTTACCCCAATTTCAAACAAGCACAACTCTTTCTGCAGTATCTGGTTATCTAGATACTCTACAAGCAGGTTACTTTCAAACAAATAATTCTATTATAACCGGTGTAAAGCTGATCATTTCTTACATAGAACCTAACAATTACAATTTAATAGGTGTAAACGACGTGCTTAATCTTACTTTAAATCCAGGTCTTGGAGGACTGATAGCTGTAGCATATAATTCTCAAGTTAAATCAATTTCTAGTAACTCAGTTAACCTTTCATCCTTTGATTTACATTTATACGGCACACCAAATTTACTAGAAGCTCAGAATAGAGGTATAGTACCGTTAAATTTAGCGTTTAGAACTGCGGGCGGTAATCCAGGTGTCATTAAAGTAGCGAGTCAAATTGGTGCTCCAAGTACACAGTATGTAGGTTTAACTGGTAATTATAAAAATGTACCCAAACACGTTTTTGCTCGTTTTACAACAGCTCAACTTTTAACCGGTTTAAAAACTGGTTCTCCATTAACCGTTTGGATTCCTAATGAAATGCCTTCCAATTCTCCGGTTAACCGGGGTTTCGTTACTTCCTCTCGCAATACAGCTCCTGACGTAAATTTTAGATATGGTTATTTTGATGCTTTTGTAAAATCAGTTAGCGGTACAGATTTAATTTTTTCTATCGGTAACTTAATGGATACATACTCTTTCGAAAATCGTACCTGGAATCTAACTGCAGAAGGTAATGCTGGTTGGGTAATTTATGGTGGTTCCCAAGATACGGTACATCGGCCAACTCACGGTACAACAGGGTTTTATTTTGAAAGAGAGCCGTACTTCTTTAATGGGTCTAATTTTTTAAGTGGTGGTATAATAAAAAATGTTTGTTTAGGTACTTCAGAAAGTTACGGTAATTTTTCTTATGGTATTGGTTATAGAGGCACCGTAATGGGAGACAAATCCGCTACTTTAGCGGGTGATTCAAATTATGTTTACGGTAATAATTCTGTAGCTATTGGAGGTGAGGGACTTGTTTCTACTAACAATAATCAAACAGTTATCGGTAAATATAACGATTCAAATACCAATTCTTTATTAGTTATAGGAAACGGTATATCAGATTTACTTAGATCTAATGTGTTTGAAGTTAAAACAGATGGTAGTTTAATAGTTAATAGTACAGCACTAAGTTCTAATGGTATCGATACATTCTTAAAAATACAAGATAATAGCGGTACAATGTACGGTTTAAAGCTACAGCTTATATAAACAAACTGATTAATCGTTTTTATTACATTCCTTAATTGCTTGTAAAACTACAACAAGACAAAAAAGAATAACACAAACTGTCTCAAACATTTTATAGCTTTTGAGTAATAAAAGAGCTTATTCGATGTTACGACAACAACAAATAAGCTTTATCTTTTAGTTTTCTAAGCTATTAATATTTATTCAAATTAGTATACGAAAATCAGCTTTCCCTTCACATGTTTAGTGGGTTTACGCGGGTTCTTAGGCCACTTAATTTTATCGAAGTTAGCTACGTATTTTGAAACTTTTACCGCTCTTGGACGATCTCCTTTACCAGCCATAACTTATTTTGCTTTGTATTTTTTTTCGTACAGATCTTGCTCTTCTTTTGACATACGAAGATCAGATTTAGTAATTTTGTTTCCTTTGCGTTCTTCTTTAGTTGGAAAGTACACTAAACGTTTTTCTTCTTTTGAAAGAAAGGGAAAAAGCTCTGTTGCCAGATAGTACTTGTTATGTTTTGGGAATCGTCCGTGCATAATAATATATTAACTCCATTTTAAAGCTTTTGCAATGTTTGGAAAGGTTTCACAGAAGATTTTTTTCATTTCAAGTGCTACCTCTCTATGCTCCTTTTGGGTATCTTCTTTAGCTCTCAGCTGTATATAATGAATAAAGGATCTAACTGACCCAGACATATAGAGCACAGTCTGAGTATTGAGTGGTAAGACCATCCGTGCACATTCTCTTGCAACACCGGAGTCAATAAGCTTATCATAAGCCTTAAGACATTGTTGTTGAGCCTCATGAACTACAACAGCTACATCTAAGTTCTGTGACATAGGGTATTCTTCATCTCCTACCTGGCGGTTTGTCTTGCCTTGCTTTCTAAACTGTAAGTCTTCAAGTTGAGTTGCAGTTGAATAACGCTGACTGAATTCCTGAAAAGTAAACGATCTATGTCTCAATATCTGAGCTGCAATAGCCCTACTAGTTACAATCTCAAAGGTGCAATAAGCTTGTTCGAAGATAGACCAGTGTTGGTGTTTAATACAGTAATTGATCAGTTTATCAGAAGTATCAGTGTTGAATTGATTTGAAGGGTTAGACACCCGGGCACAATACACAATGAACCTCTCGGCATCGTTTATACCTTTTTCTTGAAGTTCAGTTGAAGGTTGTGTAATAGCTTTTAATGTAACGTTCATAGTGTGTTGGCAAGCATCCTTCGCTCGGCTTCAATCTTTAAATTAATACCTTCTAATTCTTTTTCAAGCTCGGAAAGCTTTTTATCGTACTTTTTAATAATATTTGGATCATCTTCATCCATTAGTAACTCTCCTACTAGTACAGATTGTGCATGAATATCATCGATTTGCTTATTAAGCCATAAAAGAGTTTCTAAATGCATATTTGAATTCATAACAACATTATAAATAAACATTTGAAGAACACAAGCTAAACAATAAATAATATACAGTGATCTATCATCCTTATAGTGCTAATAATGCCATTCCGGGTTCAACTGCTGGACCAATTCAGGATCAAGCATTTCCATCAACAAGTTTACTAGGAGCATTTGCTGCTCGTCTTCCCTACGCATACAACATTTTAAATGCAATGTTTGAACGTAACCCGAAATTTAAAGATTTCAAACGGGTTGCACCTCGTAGAGAGGAAATGATTCAAGATGAATCTATCTTTTTACAAGATCCAGAATCTCAGTTACCCTATTCATCAGGGGCACCAGGTTCTTTATTGATTAATAAAGATTATCAGGCTTTTATTTACGCTCAAGTTGATAAAGATAAAACACGCCGTATTGTAGATTATCGCAGAATGGCTGCATTTGCAGAACTAGCTGACTGTGTTGATGAAATTTGCGATGAATGTATTGTAAAAGACGAAAACGATGTAATTACCCAATTTAATTTACGCGGTAATTATACTAAAGAGGTAAAAGATACTGTTGAAAGAGAATATAAAAAATTCATACAAATTTTTGACTTAGAGGATAACGGGTGGGAATATTTTAGAAGATTTTTAGTAGAAGGTGAATTATTTTTCGAAAATATTATTGACGAAGAAAGAAAAGATTTAGGTATTGTTGGTTTAGTTTCTATTCCAACAGAGCTTATTAACCCTGTATATCAAAATGTACAAAATGAATTAGTAAAAGGTTTCTTAATTCGTAAACCGGTTGTAGGTCCGGCTAATTCAATGAATCAAAAAGATCAAGAAGAGCTTTTCTTTATGAATAAAGCTCAGATCACTTATATACAATCAGGAATATGGAATGAATTTAAATCAATTAGAGTACCATTTATTGAGAATGCAAAAAGAGCATATCGTCAACTGTCTCTCATTGAAGACTCAATTGTAATTTATCGTTTAGTTCGTGCACCGGAACGTTTAAAGTTTACAATTTATACAGGTGCAATGCCGCCCCCAAAAGCTGAAGCGTATTTAAAACGTTTAATGCAGTCATATTGGACTAAAAAGAACTTTGACACGTCTCAGGGCTCAGGAGGCCGGGTTACTAATATCTACGATCCTCAATCTATGCTTGATGCATACTGGTTTACTAAAGATGCTCAAGGAAACGGTTCAACAGTTGATACATTACCTGCAGGTCAAAACTTAGGTACTTTAGATGATTTAAATTATTTCTTAAAGAAACTTTATAATTCACTTAAAGTACCGGTTTCGCGCTTCATGTCAGAAGATGGAGGGGTATTTACCGATGGAGCTCAAATTACAAGAGATGAATTAAGATTTGCTCGTTTTGTTATTCGTATTCAGCGCCAGTTTGCAACAGCACTTAGAGATTCTTTTATTATACATTTAAAATTAAAAAATCTTTGGAAACAATATAAATTAAAAGAACGTTCGATTAATATTGAGTTTAATGTACCTACATCGTTTATGGCGATGAGGGATCAGCAATTACTAGAACTTAAATTTACTAATTTTAATAATGCCACTCAAAATCAATCGATTGCACCTTCATATGCTCAAAAGTATTTTCTCGATTTGTCTGATGAGTTGATGAAGGAAAATAGAGAGTGGTTAAAAAAAGATGCAGCACTTCGTTGGGAACTTGATCAAATTCAAGCTAACGGACCAAACTTTAGAGAACAAGCTGCAGCCATAGCAGGTGCTGGAGAACCTGCAGGTGGTATGCCTATGGGTGGTGGAGCAGGGGGTGGTACTTCAGAAATACCTGAATTTGGTGGATCAGCCCCTGTAGGCGGGGAAGAAACAGGAGGCGCAGAAGGCGGTGTACCAGGCGGTGAAGCAGGTGCACCAGCTGCAGCTGGTCCAGCTGGGCCCGTAGGTGGCCCTGCAGCAGCACCTACACCTCCAGCTACACCAGCTTAATATAAGTTCGCTTAAATAATAGTATATGAAAGTATATACTATTCCTCCACATCGTCGCGGAGATACGTGGAACGGGATTAATACAATAAGTTTTACAGTAAGCGGTACCCCTCTTAATTTTACTGGGGCTAATGTAAAAATGGAGTTTCGTCAAAAAACAGATACACCAGTTACATTTTCATTTTCTACTGAAACCGGTGAAATACAATTTGTTGACGCTGGAAACGGTATTATTAGAATAATGCCTCAAATTATTGAGGTACCACCTAGTAAGTACTACTATGATTTACAAGTAATATATCCTAATGGAGTCACTAAAACGTATATGGTTGGCACATGGACTGTGTTTGCTGATATAACAAAATAAAGTTTTTTTTGAATAAATAACCGTATAGTTATGCTTGAATACGCAGATGATATTATTGTTAATATAGGAGAAGATGGTTCGAACTCAGGCTTAGGCATTTGGGGCAATATTGTAGGTCAATTAAGTGCGCAAACAGATCTCTATACTTTACTTTCAAGCAGTAATCAAACATTAACATATGAAGAATCTGCTTATCTTATATCTCTATCTAATGGTGGAACTGTTTCATTATCAGCTCTTGTAGGTGGTCAGACATTTTTAAACACCCTTTCCACACAGTTTATAACTATATCGTCTTTAAGAGTTTTAGATAAATTAATAGCTCAAGACGCTCATATAACTAACGATCTTTCTGTTGGAAACAATGTAACCGTAGACGGTACAATTTATACAACAACAACTGCAATAGTTTTAGGTACTTACTATGAAACCATTGGCAATAACGCGAATCAGGAGTTTACATTACCTCATAACTTAGGTACACAAGATGTTTCTGTAGTAGTAAGAGAGTTAAGTTCTAACCGTATAATTTACCCTGATGTTCAAGCAATAACATTAAGTTCAGTAAAAATCTCTTTTACCTCTGTACCAACTTCATCAGCATATGGCGTAAGCATATTTGCTGGTATACCATCTACTAAAGTTACTGCTTATGGAATCGATCTCCCGGAAAGAGAAATTGGTAATACTATTTTTGTAACTGTAAGTGGTGATGATAATAATTCAGGTCGAGATCAATATAGCTCTTTAAGAACAATTAAAAAAGCTTGTGAAATAGCTCACAATGCTCGAGTAGCCAGTCTTAATAACCCAGCTATTAAATTCACCATTATGGTTGGAACAGGTGATTTTTATGAGGAAAACCCTGTTTATGTTCCCCCTAATGCTTCGATAATTGGTGATAACTTACGTAGATGTAGTATAATCCCGCTTAACAAGCAGTTTGATATTTTATGGATGGATACAAGCACCTATGCTTGGGGATTTACTTTTCGAGAACATCTAGAAGGCTCAGCAGGCGCTGCCTTCCCTGTATTGTCTAATCCCTTATTAACAGCGATTGCTTTTAAAAATCTTCGAACACCTTTTGTTCGTCGTTTATTTAATTTTAATAGAGAAAAATGTGCTAGAGACGTTGGTTTTATTTTAAGCGCAGTTCAAACAGATCTAATAAACGGTAACAACAATGAATCGGTTTTTAACGGACAATCATATTATAACGGGGCAGTATCAAAGTTGTCAGCAGATCAAATTCTACCAACAGCTTTAGCTCTTGATTATGCTAAGAGTTTAGTACTAGCTGCTACTAACATTTATGCACCTCTAGATGCTCCTGGTATACATTTAGCATTTAATACAATTACAGGTATTATTACTGGCGGGGTTAATAATTTTTCTTACTCTATATATACACCTACACCTACAGCTTTAATGGCAGCACAGCTTATTGAAGCTCAAACTGAAAATATTAAAAGCGGGGTACTGTCATATGTTGACACCGCGTTTAGTGTTTATAAGTGGAGAAAGCCTTTTGTAACCACAAGTCCGTACGTACAAGGTGCAAGTTCTATTACAAGAGCTTTAAATCCATTACTACAAAGACCAGTACTTGTAAATCAAACTTTAAGCAACACAGTAGTAACTTCAGGCAGTAAAAGCTTGAGTAGCGTTTATCAATCTTTTGATACTGTTATTAATATAATAAGCGGGGGCAAAGACAATTATACTAATAAGACCTATACTACTCAATCTGATACAAGTTTTGTAATAGATGCAATAACAAAATACGAACCTTTTATTAAGAAAGCGGTTTTATCCCATGTTATTAGCTTATATCCTTCATTAACAGGCACTATTGAAACAAAATGTACTAGAGATCTCGGATTTATATTAAGCGGGGTAAAAATAGATTTACAACAAAATAATAACACAAAATCAATTATTAATGGTCAATTTTATTACGATGGAACGGAATTAACAGGTTTACCTGAGGAACAAATTGAACCAACAGTTTACGCTCTACTTAAAGCAAAACAAATAACAACCGATGCAATTTTAGGTAACTTTATAAAAGACTCAGCTCCTCAAAGTTTAACAAGTATTTTTTCTGCAGTTGATACTGTTGCTAAAATTATTGAAAGTGGTCCAGGTAGTTACCCTGCTATAACCTTTACCCCTGCTACAGATGTAGCTACAGCTGTTAATTTATTATTAAAACACGAACAATACATACGTAATGAGACCGTTGCATATGTTAGATCTGTCTATCCTAATTTAACAGGTATTGATACTAAGTGTAATAGAGATGTTGGCTATATCTTAAGCGGTATCAGAATTGATATTGTAAATGGTAACAATGCAGCGTCAATTAGAAACGGTGAATTTTATCAAGGTGGAGCTTTACCTAGTGATCAAGTTGCTCCAACAATTGATGCGGTAAATTACATTAAAACATTAGCTGAATATGTTGTTACCGGTAATTACGAAAAACCATACGCTCCCTTAACAGTACCAAATATTTCTAATTTAATTGATACTACAATTAATGTTATTAATAATGGTATAGGTTCCTTTATACCGGCTTCATTTACTCGTACACTTGATACAACAAAAGCGGTCGATCTGTTGCGCTTAAATCGTGGTTACATTCAGGATAAAACTCTAGAATTCTTAGATGTTCAGTACCCTGATCTTAACTATGATAAAAAACTATGTTATAGAGATGTAAGTTATATTTTAAGCGGTATTCAAACTGATTTAGAAAACGGAAACAATAATGAATCATTCCGTAGTGGTAAGTTTTACTATATCGGTCAAACAGGTAATAGTTTAGTATTTCCTGATGAACAAAGATTTCCAACTGTAGTAGCAATGGAAGAGGTAAAACGTCTTGCCCAATACGTTGTTACCGGTACATACGATGATCGATCAGACATTGATCGTTGTATCGACACTATTAACGATATTATAGTACGTGGCCCGGGTACAGGCACACTCACTGTAAGCTCTATAATGCCTGGTGCGTTACAAGCAGCTCAGTATATAGAGCGAAACAAAACATTCATACAAAAAGAATTAATAGGTTACCTAAACACGGTATACCCAGGATTAGATTACGATAAAACGTTATGTGAAAGAGATGTCGGTTTTATATTAAGTGCAGTACAACTTGATATGCAAACAGGCTCTAACACTGAAGGTATTAGAGCAGGTGAAGCTTATTACGACGGTATGCGACTTTATTTACCTGATGCTCAAATAGCTCCAACTGTAGCTGCATTTAATTACGTAAAACGTTTAGCAAAATTTGTAAGTCAAGATAAGTCAGTTGAAGGTCTTGGAGCTGGTGCGGGCATGCGCGTTGACGGTAGAGATGCAGAAGGATTCCTTCGTAGTTTCGTTCTTGACTCTTATACTCAATTTAATGAAGGTGGTAAGGGCATTCATATTTTAAACAATGGTTATGCTCAGTTGGTTAGTATCTTTACAATCTGCTGTACTGAAGGTATGTTGTGTGAATCAGGTGGTTCATGCTCTATTAACACCTCTAACTGCTCATTTGGCTTATCAGGACTTGTAGCTACTGGTAAGTCTCCGGTTGCCGTATTATCTGGATCCCTAGTTGCTAATCCTTTTGGAGGAACGACTATAACTATTGAAAATGTAGAAGGCACTATTATTAATCCAGATTCTGGATATTATAGTCCTAGTGCACCAATCGATACAAGAAGAATTGCATTTGTACCATACAATGGCATGATATTCACAATTGGTAACGATCCTACTTTATATATCATTGATGGTAGCCCGGTATTAGACCCTATAACAAATACTTACTCACTGGATACAACAGTAAACATTAGAACAAATTATGAACCAGGCACAACAGTAAGATTTTATATTAGAAGTACTATTACTGCAAGTGCACACACCTTTGAATATATTGGCTCAGGTATATTACTGGCCAATGCTGTACCTGCTTTAGGTGGTGTAACAGTACCAGATGATGAGGCTGTGTTTGGAGACGGGGGCGTCGTATTCTTTACAAGCACGAACCAGGCAGGCAACTTCCGTGTAGGTCAAGGGTTCACTGTTGTACAAGAAACAGGTACAATTGAAGGACAGGTTTTTGAAAGATCAATTATTACATTAGTTACCCCTATTACACTTGCTTTAGAATAAATAACATAAAGACATATTATGGCCACAGTATCAACAAGACAGATTAGACTTAATAAATTTAGACGGATTAGTTATCCGTTAATAACATCACCTTTAAAGATATATGAAGTTCCTTTTGATCGTGCTGGTATTGTATTAATTGCACTAGGAAGTAATGTAACAAATGCCCCTCAAACCGTAACTGTATCAATATCAAGTAATGCCGTAGAAAATGGTGCTAGTGAAATAGATATTGTAAAAAATGTTAAAATAGGTGCATATGATGCTGCTCATTTAACAATAGGTAAGGTGGTCTTAACTGATGGCGATGTTCTTTATGCTAATTGTAGTGGCTTATCATCAGTTAATCTCACTCTTTCAATACTAGAAACCCTTAATACCTAATACATGTCGACACGGATTGAATATGTTAGTAATAGAACTGATACACCAGAAATAGCACTTGGTGTATCACCCTATGATACCACTATTACATCCTTACCAAGTAGTTTATCCGGTGTTGAGATTGTTGGTAATTTAAAGGTAAAAAATCTTTCTGCAAATTTAATATTTTCAGATGAAATTAATTTCGGTAGTTTAGAGCGTCCAAGTTTAACTGGTGTTAAAGAAGCACTTGATAATTTTTTATATACAGATCCTGCTTTCCAATTTGTAACACTTTCTTCAACTTCACCAAGCGTTAATAGTTCTTCAGTTATTTTAGAAGTAGGGGTAACTTTAACTACTCCTACTATAACATGGAAAAGTAATAAAGAAGAAGATAGTGCTATAACGTCTTTTACTTTAACAAGACCGAATGGTGCAACTGTAACTGGAGGATCTTCTTTTAAATCTTATGTTGAAACGGTTAATTACACTGTTACAAATACTACAGCTACCAGTTCTTGGATTGTAAGCTTAGTAGACTGGAAAGGTGGCACAGCATCAAATAGTGCGTCTGTTATTTGGAGATATAGAGTTTATTTTGGAACAACGTCCCAAGACAATCCAAACAACTCTGAAGTAATTACAAAAGCTCAGATAGCAAACGGTGGAACTAGTCAATTAGCAACTTCTAGAACCGGTTTAGGTGTTAAAACATTAGTACCTACTAATCAGTATTTTTACTTTGCATACCCAACAAGTTTCGGCGCGACATCTCAAGTACGAGTAAACGGGTTAAGCTTTAACGAATTAACTTTACAAACAATTAATAATTTTACTAACGATGTTGGGGGCACAAATAATTATTATGTGTATCGTAGTACAAATAAATTAACAGCATCGGTAGCAGTACCATATCAAATAGAAATAATATAACATGGCATCAATACCCGGAACAATTTTAGCAGGTAAAGTATCACCCGGTGATACAAATACAACTTTTCCTACACATGAAGACTTATACGGAAAAGGTGGTTTAGTTTCCTTATCCTCTCTATCTGTTACAACAACAGGTTCTGAACCTGAGCGTCTACCTCTTGGTCGTCAAAAAGAGGGCATGATCATTTATGATCAAGACACAAACAAATATTATACACTAACAGCTGTTTCCACAAATGAAAATATTAGAAGTGCATATTTATTTGAAATAGATGACCAAGGCCGTTTTAGTGTTGATATTTCAAATACCCGAACACAAATTCTTTCAAGTGGTGTCGATCTTGCAGAAATTTTTGAAGGTATTCAAGGTCTACAAGGTATTCAAGGTCTACAAGGAGAGCAAGGACTTCAAGGTGAAGCTATACAAGGTATACAAGGTATTCAAGGTATTCAGGGCGAACGAGGTGAGATTGGTATTGGAACGAGAGGGCCTCAAGGTGTTCAGGGTATTCAGGGTATACAAGGGCTACAAGGCCCTCAAGGAGATCAAGGACTTCAAGGAGATCAAGGCCTACAGGGCATACAAGGACCTCAAGGCTTACAAGGTGTACAAGGTCTTTCAGGCATTCAAGGTTTACAAGGGTATCAAGGTTTACAAGGTGTACAAGGTCTTTCAGGCCTGCAGGGTTTACAAGGTTATCAGGGGTTGCAAGGTATACAAGGTCTTTCAGGCATTCAAGGCTTACAAGGTATTCAAAGTCTTCAAGGTATACAAGGTCTTTCTGCTGCTCAAGGTCCACAGGGTTTACAAGGACTTCAAGGGGAGCAAGGACTTCAAGGAATACAAGGACTTTCAGCCGCACAAGGGTTACAAGGAATTCAAGGACTTCAAGGAGATCAGGGCTTACAGGGCTTACAGGGTCTTTCCGGTATTCAAGGAGATCAAGGCTTACAGGGTATACAGGGTATACAAGGCCTTTCAGGTAATCGTGGTTTTCAAGGAGTACAAGGCTTTCAAGGGCTGCAAGGGCTTCAGGGGCTGCAAGGACTTCAAGGTTTATCGGGTATACCTGGCGAAGGCGGCGCGCAGGGACCTATAGGTGCGCAAGGTTTACAAGGCATACAGGGTATTGCTGGTGTTGACGGAGCCGATGGTACTCAAGGTATATCAGGTGCAACCGGAGAGGGCGGATTTCAAGGACCTCAAGGCCGTCAAGGGTCGCAAGGTCTTCAAGGCCTACAGGGTATACAGGGTGATTTTGGACCTCAAGGCTCCCAGGGTATACAGGGCCCTCAAAGTACACAAGGTATACAAGGAGATCAAGGACTTCAAGGAAATCAAGGCTTGCAGGGTATACAAGGAGATCAAGGCTTACAGGGTATACAAGGCCCTCAAAGTATACAAGGTATACAGGGAGAAGCCGGTATACAAGGAAGTCAAAGTACCCAGGGTATACAAGGAGATCAAGGCTTACAAGGCATACAGGGCGAAATACTTCAAGGTATTCAAGGTACTCAAGGCACTCAAAGTGTACAAGGCTTGCAAGGCATACAGGGCGAAATACTTCAAGGTATTCAAGGCCCTCAAGGTATTCAGGGTGATTTAGGGTTTCAGGGTATACAAGGCGAAATACTTCAAGGCATTCAAGGTGAAAGTATACAAGGCCCTCAAGGGTTTCAAGGTATACCCGGAAACTTTGTTGCTCAAGGCATTCAAGGTATTCAAGGTGTACAGGGTCCTCAAAACATACAAGGCCCACAGGGTATTCAGGGTGAACTTGTTCAAGGTATTCAAGGAGAAGCTGGTATTCAGGGTGAACTTGTCCAAGGTATTCAAGGTATTCAAGGTGTTCAAGGCCGGCAAGGCCTTCAAGGACCACAAAGTTTACAAGGTAATACCGGTATTCAAGGAGCCGTAGGGACGCTGCCCGAAAGAAGGTTTGAATTTTATTCAGGTGGTGCTTCTCCAGATGATATATCTATTTCGGGGACTGCACTAACATACACTCCAGAGGTTGACTACTCGTGGTATTTAATCCGTTTAAGATATTCCGGAGATGGGGTAGCTTATCAATCTTTAACTGCAATAAATTCTTGGACAGGGCGCACGTCTGCGTTTGTTTAAATAATAATAATGGCGGATTATTGGGCATTATCAGCTGGTAACTGGAGCAATGTAAGCAACTGGCTTACAGGTACTTCTCCAGGTCAAAGGGCAGGGGAATTACCTGGGCCCGCAGACATTGTATATGCCAATAATAGAATAGTTACTGTTGATATAACAACCCAGGTAAATTCGGTAAGAAATATTGCAAATAGTGTGAGTCTGACAAACGGTAACTTTATTCTTTCCGATGGAATTACTTTATCTGCATTTATTATTGGTCGTGCGTCACCTGTGTGTGTACAGTATTACGGAGAAAGTCCAAATCAAGCAACTATTGTAGGTAATTTGTGTGCTATAAATTTAAGTAATTTTGATACGTATGTTGCTGAAAATTATAATACAGGCACTCTTAATATTATTGGAGATGTTTTAGGTGGTGCAAATAATAGTGTTACAGGTGGTGGTCCTCCCGGATCACCGGATAGTTATGGAACTGTTGCAAACCGTGGTTCAGGTACGATCAATGTTTTTGGTAATGTATATAATCAACAGTTAGGAACTATAAATAGTATAACAAATCTATCTGATGGAACTATTAATATCCTTGGAAATTTATCTGGTAGTAATAACGGGGGTTCAATAGAAAGAGGGTTTGCGGTAGTAAATTTTGATACAGGTACTGTTAATATTACAGGGGATATTTTTAACAATAGGGGCGGAGGGGTATTAAATTCTAATGAGGGTGTAGTCAACGCACGTGGTAACATCATTTGTTACCCGGGTACTTTAATAGGGGGCATGGTTAATAGACAAGGTGGTATTATAAATTTGCAAGGAAATATTTTTTTATCTGCTAGTGGTATTGTAGGTATACGAAATGCAGGTATTGGTACAATAAGTATGAGCGGCAATGTAATTGTAGATGCCGGGACATTTAACTGGGGTATAGCTAATCATGGTTCGGGTTTTATATATTTAACAGGATCTGCTTTTGCTGGTCCCCTAGCGAGTAGTGTAGGCTTAACTAATTTTAGTGATATAAATATAGATGCAGGTAGCACCGGTAATGGTACAATTTTTGTATACGGGTCGGTATACGGGGGTCTAGGAGCCAATTCTCACGGCTTAACAAATCAGGACGGTTTAGTTTTTATATATGGAAATGCCTATGGCGGGCAAGGCACAGGGGGTAATGGTGCCAGAAATACAAGATTTGGTACTATAAACGTACGAACAGCCGTAGGTAATAACTGGGGTATAGGCTCTGTTATAGAAACCGGGCCCGTGCCTGGGGTAGTTAATACTTTGATATTAGGTGCATGTTATGTTGAAGAGTTATCGAGTGCCAGTAGAGGTACGTTTCCGGTATCAGGACCCAATATATACATTAACAGAAGAGCTAATAATCAAGCCTCATTTGTAGGTGCTACAAGCGCAAACTCTACCACAATACAATCCCCTTCTATTTTAACTTTAATTTCGTCTTTATCGGGTTTTGGAGTTTTCGTACCTCTTGTATCTAATGTTCGTTTTGGTACAGTTTATGATTTAAAAGCTTTAACCGGTACACTCATAATACCCCCGACACAGGTGGTTGTTTCAGGTACTCAAGTTGATACGCTTACTTCTTTTGGAACATTTTTTACTGATTTACCAAGAGCCTGGCAAACACAAATGAGTGCAATAACAGCACAAAATTCCCTCGGCGTTCGATTTAAAAACATAATTACATTACCAGAAACTGAAAACGTCTGGTTATTAGACACATAACTTATATGGCAAACTATTGGGCATTATCAGCGGGTCTGTGGAATAATGTAAGCAATTGGCTTACAGGTACTTCTCCTGGTCAAATGGCTGGGGCGTTGCCTAACTCTTTAGATTACGTTTATACTAATGGTAGAATTATTACTGTAAATGTAACAACAAGAGTTTTTGCTATAAGCAATGCAAGGAGTGAAAATAGTATAGAAGGTGGCCACTTTCACCTCAATAGCGGGGTTACCTTATCGGCTTTTGTTTTAGGTGGAGGAGCGAATGATCAATATACTGTGCAATTTTTATCAGCTTCTCCACACCAGGCAACCATAGTAGGAAATTTATGTGCTGTTAATAGTAATGTAGCAACTCCCGGGGTTGTACGTCACAACGGCACTGGTACTTTAAATGTAAGAGGTAACTTTATACCAAGTCGTAACAACGGTGGCACTATAGGTTTTGCTGGTGCCTTTATCACTAATCTTAGTTCTGGCACTTTAAATTTATTTGGTAATTATTCAGGCTCTCTTACTCCGGGTACTATTCCAGGTATTAGGAATAATGGTCCCGGCACCATTAATGTGCTAGGCAATCTTTCAGGTCTTGCTATTAATGCAGGTGCTACAGCATGTATCAATCATAATCCCCTAATACTTCCTGAAACAGGGGTAGTGAATGTTACGGGCAATGTTGTAGGGGCGTTTATAGGAACAACTCCTGGTGCTCAAGCTATAAGTGTTGCTTTTGTTAACCGTAAAGTAAATATTGTAGGAAATGTTTTTCAAAACGGGTGTGTTAGTAATAGTCTACTTGGTGTATTAGATGGTCCAAGTAGTGAAGTATTTATAAGAGGTAACTGTATAGGTAGTGGAGGAGACTTTGGTGGCACTGTTGTTAGTAATTTCGGCGGCAAACTCACTATAGTTGGTAACTGTCAAGCTTCTAATAGTAGAAGAAACGGTTTTTGTATATTTAATAATACATCTCTAAGCTCAAGTGTTGTAAATATATACGGTAACGTTAATGGGGGTAATGCAGGCAGTTCAAGAGGTATTGGCCAGGAAGGAGCAGGTACTATTAATGTTTATGGAAATGTAACGGGAGGGGTTGGTAGTGCTAGTTATGGTATTGAGGTAAGAAGCGGTGAAGGTAGGGTTAATGTATTTGGTGATTCAACAGGTGGACCAGGTACCAATGCACATGGGGTGTTTAATAACACTGGTAGCACAACTAGAGCAAATATTTACGTGAAAAGAGTTGTTGGAAACAGTTGGGGTTCTCTTGCGTTTGTTTCAGAGGTGCCTGCGTTAAGTAATCTTTTAATTGGAAACTCATTCGGTTTTCTTAATAATTCGCTTTCAGGTTTGTGTTATTATAGTGATTTAGCCTGCGGTATTCGCGGTAACTGGCCTATAGGCGGATTAGGTCCAATATATCTAAGCGGGTCAAAAGATACTAAAGTAAGCTTTCCTACTGATAATTTTGGACCAAGAGTGACTACTGTAGCCTTATGTGCAAATAGTAACTTTAATCCTGCACAACGAGATGTACGAGAAAATGTTGATTACGAAGTAGTTAATGGTATACCGCTTGAAGAAGATCCTGATAATCCGGGTCTCAGTAAGAGATACGGCACATTAAGAATACCTGCTCCGAGTCTAGTAGCTATAGGTGCACCGGTAGATGATACAGTAGGTACAGCAACATTTGAAAATCCGGAAAAAATCTGGGATGTATTAATAGATGACCCTGGTTTTGATGGTATTTGGTGGGACCCAATTTATGATTTTGAGGAATGGCCAACACCCACTTTTAGAAATACTTTTAATTTTACATATGGTAATAGAATTAGAAACGCAGTTACCCTAAATGCACTAAGTGCCGTGATAAAGTCCTTAAATAATCAACCAAGATGAATAGAGTAAATGTAAAACAATCAGGTAATTGGAGTGATCCGAATACATGGCCTTACGGTATATTACCAATTTCAGGAGACAGAGTTTACACTAACGGGTGTTATGTTAATATAGATACAGACATTGATGTGAGTGTGCTAACCAATGAACGTACGTATGAAGATGCATCAGGGGGTGGATTTACAGCTCTTAGTGGCGTAACCATAAAAGCTAATATGTACAATGCTACTGAGCCGCTATTAAAGTATCAAGAAAATGGGAGTATAATGATTATCGGTAACATTGAAGGGGGTAGATATAGTCTAGAACCATGTATTGAAAATCTTACTACCGGTACAATTCACATTTCTGGAAACGTTAGAGGTGGTTGGGGTGCATATGTACCAGGTATTAAAAATTTAGGCATAGGTACTGTTGATTTAACTGGTAACGCAACAATGGGTCTCGGTGGTGGTTCAAGTGCAATTTGTAACCAACAAGGGGGTATCATTATTATAAATAATATAGTTAATACAAACAATAATTGTTATGGTACTGATTCCTATATGGGAGAAGAACCTTTTATATAATAAAATATGGCAAACTATTGGGCATTATCAGCTGGTAACTGGAGCAATGTAAGCAATTGGCTTACAGGTACTTCTCCAGGCGATCCTGCCGGTGCGTTGCCTGGCCCGGAAGACGACGTTTATGCAAATGCTAGAGTAATCTATATAGATGGTAATTTTGCAGCTAAACGTATAACAAATCTTTCAGCTGAAAATATAGCTCGAAGAGGGGGATATTTTACAATAGGGGACGGGTTTACTTTATCAGCTTACGTTCATGGAAGTTTACAGAGTGTTGATGTTGCTCCGTGGACTGCTTGTCTTCAGTTTTTATCAGCCTCACCGGCTTCAGCAACTCTTGTTGGCAGCTTATGCGCAGGGGATAGAGTGCCCGGTACTTTTGGTGGTATCGATGGTATTACAGGGGATCGACATTTTCCAATAGCTTTAATTAATTTTGGCAACTTTACTATATTTGGCAATGTTGAAGGTGGTACAACTGGAAACTCCGGGGGATTTTCTGATGATAGTCGAATAGGTGTAGTGCATAATTACGGTAATTTAACCATTTATGGAAATGTTTCAGGTACAAGAATTGATGCTGGCAATAACCATGTCGGCTTTATAGGTATAAGAAATAGAAATGCCGGTAATATAACTGTATACGGAAATGTAAATGGTGGAGTGAATTGGGGAGGTGCCGGTATATTTAACACCGGGACTGGTACGTGCCGGGTGTTTGGAGACATAGCAAACAGTGTGGTAAATCTTGCTCAATTTGCTTACGCTATTTATACAAACACAACAACAACCTTACTCGTATCAGGAAATGTCTATGGAGGAGCTGTTAATGTAGTTTATTCTAATAACTATACCTTGCTGACACTTGGTCCAACGCAAATTACTGGTACTTTAATAGGTAGAAATAATAGTGCTGCTTGGCAAATTAATTCCGGTAATACTTTTTTACTACAAACACCTAATCAGCCTTATGCAGTTATAGGTGGTAATAATGGTAGCAGTGTGGGAATTCGTCAAGACGGTGGTACACTTACTTTGTCAGGGAATGTATATGGTCAACAAGCATATGGTTTACTACGCGCAGGGGGTACTACAACGGTTTATGGAAATGCACGAGGAGGAACCGGTCAACCAGCAATTTTTCTGGCAGGTGGAACAAATGCATTAACTATTATTGGAAATGTCTCAGGTAGCGCTTTCGGGACCGGAGCTGGTTTGTATTGTGGTGCAGGTAGTACAGTTCGAAATGTTACAATATCTGGAGACCTTTATTCATCTCCAGATGGGGGAATGGCGTTTGGAGACGACTCCGGAACAGCTAACTGTACAATAAATATATACGGAAATTTATACGGTAGACCTGCAAGTACGTCTAACTCTGGTCCTATTGATACTAGATCTAATGGAATTATAAATATTTTTGGAGACTTAATATACAGAGGTAACTCCTACACTCTTTTAAGAGTCTATACCGGCAATAAGACAATAAATTTAGTAGGTAACATAAGACCATTATCACCAAATATTTCACAGTACGGGGGAGGCATCGAGGTAGGAGGTGCTGACGCTGGACAAAGTGTAACTGTAAATGTAACTGGTGATGTTGTAGGCGGAACAGTAACTAACACTACAGGTGGTGGCAGCGGGGCTGGGATATCTTGTGGTTCTGCTAATATCAATTTCGTAAATGTTTTCGGTACAGTGAAAGGAGGCTTAGCTGCACCAGGTATTCAAAATTCTGGCAGTGCTACAACTATATACGCCAGAAGAGTTCAGGGCAATGACGTCGGACCAAGTAATAACATTATAAACGGTATAGGGTATACAGCAAGACCTGGTATTCAAAATTCTTCAGCAACCGGGAGAGTTTTTGTTGAAGAGATAGTATTTGGATCTCAAGGTGCGCCACCAGTTTCTGGACCTGTATTCATGGTACCTAAATCTACTAATGTAACTGTTTTAAACACTGGTCCTACAACCGGTTTTACATCAGTAACATTATTTAGATCAACTAACTTCCCAGGCTTTACCCCAGAGGAAAGAGATGTTCGTCAAGGTGTAGTTTATGGTGCCGGTGAATTTACTGGCAAGATGATCATTCCGAATCCGGACTCTGTGCAGCTTGGTGTACCTGTTGATAACACAAGAGGTCGGGCCGCACTTACCCCGATATCAGTTTGGAACTTTAGTAGAAGCGCCAGTCTATCAGCTGGCTCAATCGGTGAACGGGTACGTAACGCCCTTACTACTCAAGCTGCTGGAAAAATTCTTGCTTCGTTTAATCTATCAGGGGCTAGTTAACCTTGTTGACTAAAGCAGCCAAGTAAGGGATAATATCTACTGCTGTATCTTTTTTATATCCTCCTAGAAACCTGGAGTATTTTTGGTCAACAAATACAGCTAAACCAATTGCTTTAGCAGCTTCATCATCTACTTCTACGTCTGTATACTTTTTAATAAGGGATTTTGTTAGTAACCACACCCCATCTTTGCCCCAAGAGTCACAGTACTGGGAGCCTCTTTCCTGCATTGTAGAGGCTACTTCTTTAATGGTTGAAGTAGCGGACGAAATAAATTCGTTAGTCATTAACGCGATCCGAGCCAGTTAATTGAACCTGCTGCTGAAACTTCTGTTGTATCAAAGAAGATTGAGTGCTGTTTGCCGCCTGCTTCAACCAAAAACGATACAATACGACGAGGTGTCTTAGAGTAGGATACAATTTTATCCATAGTTTGTTCGTTCACAATTTCAAAATTGCTATTGAAGTTGTGTGCAATTTGCTGTCTTAAAAATTGCATTACATCCATTCCCCCGACTTGTTCGGGCTTAACTTGATATACTGTTGGTTCGGCCATATTAGTAATTATTACCAGTTAGTTTCATATTCTACTACAGAATCAACTCGAAAAGATCTCCATGCTAATTTTTCTAAATCCCAAACAGGTAAAACATTTGGATTTTCTGCCTTAATTTTTTTCTCAATTTCTTTGTTTTCGTTATCAGGTAAATATTCATTAGATAACGTACAGACCATTTTACGTATAGAGTCATCCTTCTTTTTAAATTTTACGGTTAAAACTTTTTCTTTTAAGAGCTTTTTAAGATCGTCTTTATTTGTCATATCTACATGTTACATTCTTATCTAATAAAATCAACTTGATTTAATTTTAAAAAATAATATACTTACGGCATGGAAAATTTAGTAATCGACGGATCCAATTTGTTATGGAGAACGTATTGGATAGCCGAAACCCGGGAAAAACTGGTCAATTCAAAAGGCAATTGGACCGGGCCGGTGTATATGTTTTTAAGGTCTATAAAGGCTCTTCAAGAGAAGTTTAAACCAACAACTACATGGGTTACTTGGGATAAAAAATTAGTGTATCCTTCTACTAACTTTCGTAAACAATTAGCTCCTGAAACATATAAACAAAATAGAGACGATGATAAGGCTAAGCTCATTCATGAACAACATGACGAAATTTCTACGTGGTTAACCGTGCTCGGAATAAAACAGGTTTATCCTGGGGTCTTAGAAGCGGACGACGTTATCTCGTGGCTGGTTCGGGAGAAGTTAACTACAAGCGTAATAGTAACGGTAGATAAAGACTTACTTCAACTAATAGATAGCAATATACATTATTACAACCCTATCAAAAAGAGGTTAATAACACCGGAAAATTTCGTTGAGGAAGTTGGAGTCGAGATTAATGAGTACAATTATTATAAAGCCCTACTCGGTGATAAATCTGATAACGTCGAAGGTGTTCAAGGTTATGGGGTACAAAAATCATCTAAACTTTGTAAAGAAGGGTATGACGGTATTACACAAAAATTATCTGAAGACGATAAGAAGAAGTTTGATAAAAACTTACTTTTAACTAATCTGTATGGTTCTTATTTAA